TTTTTTAATCCTCTGAGTAACACATACTCACAGAGCATTGTATCAAATATTTCTCCATTATACTTAAAACCACAACACCACAACCACTGGAGATCGTGTTGAGCATTGTGCATAATTAAAAGAGTTGTTTTATCTAGAATTGATTGAAGTCCCTTTGGATTATCTGGTGTCTCTATTTCATCATGGTCAAAAGTAAATATTTTATAATCGTTGGGTTTATCTACATCAACAACTCCAACCATTGTCAATGTGTTTGAATTTTCAAAAGGATCTAAATGTAATTTATTATGTTTTTTTATTGTTGTGTTCTCAACATCTAATACTATTCGCATACTCTCACCTCTATGCTGTATATCTTGAAGTTTCTCCGTCTAAATTTACTGTAATATTTCCGTGCCAACCTCCTTTTAATTTATTCTTAGCTATAATAAGATAACGAATTGGACTTTGCTCGTCATCCTCAGTCGCAGCTTCTTTTTTACCTATTAATACCATGAGATCTGCTTCCGCTGCTTTACCTGTTTTTGATCCTTCTAACATGGATTGGTTTAAAGAATAAGAGCGACCCTCCGCTTCTGCACTTAGTTGCGACATCCAAATAATGGCACAGCCGTACTGTTTGCCAATGTTTCTCGCATGGATAGCTGCATCTTTTAAGTAGACATCAGATTTGTCCGACGTTTTAGTAGCAAACTTATCACCCATATCTAACACCACAACGTCTGGTTTTTCTGATTTTACAACTTGTTCAACCCATCCTAGATCATTTCCTGTAGAATCTTTAAAATGTATATTAGCTTTTACCGCATTATATTTTTCTTTATAACTATCTGTATCCTTTTCTATTGTCTCCCATTTTACACCATTGGCAGCCGATATGTATCTTTGAACAACTCTATAGTATGCCTCCTCATTTGTTAAAATTAAACATTTAGCACCTTGGTGAGCGAAACCCCCAGGAGAAGCAATTAAACTAGCATGAAAACTGGTCTTGCCCATATTGGGTCTAGCACCAATAATTATTAAATGACCTTTATTAATTCCCTCAATTCTTCTACTTAATGATGGTATATTAAACTTCCATTGTGTTTCAAGGCTATTTAATTTAGCAATAGTATCTAAAGAAATATCCTCCCATTCAACATTCATTGAAGGCATGAAGTCATCATTGTGAGTTTCAATTAAGTTTCTCAAAGGCTCTAGAGTTTCAACAGTACCATTCAGATAATCGAATCCTAAATTACTTATTTGCTCACCTAAACTTTGCCTAAACAAATTTGATAGAACGTCCTTCGTGACTGCAGGAGTCATAAGTTGTTCTTTTCGTAATTTATCAAACAAGTTTTGAAATACTTCTTTATTAGAAGTTGTAATTGTAGGATTGTTTGAAAAGAAAAGACCTTCTAATTCTTTAGTTGTAATAGATTGATTATATTTAGACATAGCCTTATCTAAAGTAATCTTTATTTTCTTCACATTGTTTGTAAATAAGCTATTCAAATGTTTGTTTTGATAATTCTGATAAAAATCTTTATTCATCAGTGATTTTAATAAAGTTAATTCCATGTTATCCCCTACCTTGACCTATTTTTGTTATTATTGTACAGTTGTTAAGCACTTACTCTGAGACTCTCACAACATCATTTTCAGAGTAAGTGTTTCTTTCTTCGTCTCTTTTCATACTTCTTAGAATTATTTCGACTTTATTGTTTTTATAATATTCTTTCATGTATAAAGCTATTTTCTCTTTATTTTTTAATCTATACTCTTTTGCATACTTACTAATTTTATCTTTATTATTTTCATAATACTTTTTATCAGAGAGTTTTCTTCTCTCTTTGTTTTTAATATAATAATTTCTCCAATATTCTCTCTTCTTTTGTAAACTATCTGCCATGTTACCTCCTTTTTAATTGATTTATTTTAGTTAAATCTTCATTGACCTTATATTTTAGATCATCTTTTAAAGATACTGCATAAACATGAGAATGTTCTAGTTTAAGTTCCTTTGTATATCGGATTGTTTTCTTTATAGCATCTGGGTCTAAAGCGATAAGAATTTTATTGTATTCTTTAAGTTTTCTTTTTGTTTCTTCAGAAAGATTTGTACCTAGAAGAGCCATTCCCTCTACTTTACACATTTTAGATACAACTTCTGCACTAATTACATCCTCTACGACAACTACAATGTCACTGCCTATTCTTGTAGTATAATAATCTGCATCAGACCCATAACGAAGCCATTTGGGGTGATGATTGGTTAAAGAACGACCAACTGCATCAATTAAAATACCAGAGTCACTCCTGATTGGAAATACAGCTCTTTTATCTTTTACATCATAAGATAAAGAAACGTCTTCTAAACCCCACGCTGTGATAAAATCATCCATTAAAGGGTTATTTACATCATGAGAAACATATTCAGGATACATAAAAGTATCTAATTTGTTTTCTAGATCTGTTGGACTTCTTTTTTTGAGTATAAACTCTAGGTCTTGTCTGGTATATCCAGATTTTATAGCACCTTTTATTTTACAACTCACTCTATAACAATTAAAAATTACAATACCATCCATCTTTATTGCAGTTAGGGTTCTTCTACCTCCGCAAGAAGGACAATTTACTCTAACATTTTCTGACTCATTTAATGTTAGATCCTCAATAAATGTTAAGATATTCATTTTATGTTCCATTTAATGTTAACAAGACCCCTACGGGGTAATTAAAAAATTAAATCTAATTTGTAAAGGGGTCTATTTGTAAATAATTTTATGTAGTGATAAAACTACCACAAGTCTTTTCTATCTGCCAAAGCAACTGTAGCTGATTTCAGTGTGTGTTTGATATAAGGTTTTAAAGAACTAGGATTTTGATGACCAGAGACACTCATAATAGAAGTTATATCCTTACCAGACTCAATCATCTCTGTAATAGCAGTCCTTCTCATGTCAGATGCATACAATTCAGGCGGAAGCCCACACTCCCTCTTGATTCTGTTAACATGTTTACATATTTCAACTTTTGTGTAAGGTTTATAACCAGAACTATTAGTAACTAGAGAAGGTGCAACATACTTTGATATCTCTCCAAACCTTTCTACTTGTTCCCAAAGCATTTTCAAAAGATTTTCATCATAAATTGGGAGATGTATTTCTGCTCTTCGTTTAGATTGTTCTAAACTTAGTTTTTTGTTTTCAAAATCTATGTTTGACCATTGCAATTCACGCATATCTCCTATGCGTTGACCGAATGAGTAAGCCATATGAACAATCAATCCTATATTTACTGTCTCAAATTCTAAATAAGCATGATCTAAGAAAAGTTTTACTTGTTCTGGTGTCCAAATTACCTTTCTGCCTGTTTCTTTGACCCTTGTTATACCTTTAGCAGGATTATCAGTTATCAATTCTAACTCTATACCATAGTTTAGTACTTTTCTCATTACAGAAAGAGTATAATTAGCTGTTCTAATACCTTTGTTGAGCCACTCATCATATCCTTGTTTAAAAATAGAACGAGAGAGCTCTTTTAATTTATAATTGGCAATGGTTTTATCGTTAACTTTTGTAATTAATGCTCGATTAAGATTGACTTTGTAGTCTCGTTTCGTAGTGTCTCTAAGTTTTTTAAAATCATGAGATTCTTTATAGTGTTGTACAAGTGTAAACAAATTACTTTGTTTTGTAATCTTTTTCATTACATTTCCTTTCTTAAAGTTAATTATTTTAGTGCACCCCCCCACAATAAATGGAGTGAATTGTGGAGGGTAGATTTTATAGTGTCTTAACACTGCAAGGTCATCTATGCGAAAATGATTCGTAGTAAAACATAGACCCCCACTGCAATGGATATTACGCTCTCACTGCTTACGTTATCGATAGGTAAAGAAATCATAAAGAAACCTTCGATAGCTTATTTTCTATTATTTTATGGTGAAAATCTAGTAAAAGTTGTTAAAGCCACTTGATTCAAAGAAAATTCTAACGCGGCAATACCAAATATAATGATAAATATAATATACAATACATCTTTTTTCATTGTCATGTAATTTTTTTCCTTACTTTATCTTTAAACTCTTCATATTCTTTATTAGACATATAAAAAAATATAAAAAGAATCAGAACTCCTTTAGAACAAGAATGAAGATAGTCTAAAACATCTTTTGTTTCTTTATTAGCTAACTCTTTATGTATTTTCTTAAAAAACATCTTATTCTGTATCTAATAGTTCAATAAAATTTTTAGGTCTAGTTATAGGTCTATTTTTTTTATAAGGTCTATAAAAAATATGATTACCCAACGATATAACCCATTCAAAGTCTTTCTTCCAATAAGGGCTAACATTTCGAGTATGATAATGCGTAACCTCCTCTCCGACAACAGATATATACTCTCCATTTTTTAAATACATCTCAGCGAGTGCTTTAGCCCTCTGAAAAGCAAAGTCATCTTGGACGATATCAGGTTTGTTATCACACCACCAAGAGAATTGGCATCCGTCCGAGTTCTGCTGCAGTACAACTTGACAAATATCATTAGGATAGTTTTCTGATGAAACTCTATTCATAGTGACCTCTGCGATTGCTATCTGACCAGCAATATCCTCGCCTCTGGCTTCAAAATATATGTTAGCACTCAGACATAATAAAGCCGTTGTCTCTAAGATCATTTTATTTCCTTTCTTTTGCTATGGTTTCTTTAATAGCTTTGGCAATTTGCATTGGTATTTGTGGCAATACGGCATTGCCTAGTCCTTTTAGTCGTTTTGCTCGGTTTTTTTTCCCTTTCGCAACTCGTGGTATATCTTCTGGCTCTTTTATAAAACCATCGTGTGGTTGTGGATTATCGCAATCAAGATCCGTCCAACCTCTATCGTAACCCATTAACCATTCAACCCAATCTGGATTTAAAGAACCCTTTTCCCACTCTTTGGGCGTTTTTCCTCGGATATCTGGATCATTGCCTAGCATCCTTTGCATTTTACCATTAGGTCTACCTGCGGCATCCTCGTTCGCAGTGGGAGTGGGCCACATCTCTGTCATTTTTTTATATGATCTATGATTTTCCATCTTTGTTTTTGTCATTACCTCTAAATCTTCTTGTGAAATAATTCCATCAACCATTTTCTTATAGAGGTTTTGATACTGACCTTCGCTACCATGACCATACCCTTTAGTTGTAGGAGTGGGCCACATTTTCATGGTTTTTTCATCGACTTGCTCTCTCAAATTACTAGGTCTAGTACGACCTTTACGATGCCCATTTTGCATTTTTAATGTAGCCTCTTTACTTCTCTGTGGGAGATAATCCAGTGTATTAGGAGTCGCCCACAAACTTACAGACGATCCAGATTCTCTCTCTTTTGTGGGGAGCACCAATCGAGTAAGCTGGTATATTGAACGTCTGGCAGGTGTATTTTTCATTTTCCATGTCAAGGAGAACTTGGTCGAGTCCCAAGTTAATGTGACCAGGAACATTTTCAAAAACACACCAAGCGGGTCTTTTGAGTGTAATGATTTTATGTATGTAGGGCCAGATGTGGCGTGAATCCTGGGTCCCTTTTTGTTTGCCCGCAACGCTGAACGGCTGACAGGGATATCCTGCACTAAGGATTGTGTTTGACCAATCAAGGTTTCTGGGAATAAATCTTTCTGGATCATCTGCTAACTCCTTTACATCATTGGTTATTTTAACATCTGGAAATCTTTTTTTAAGTATCTCTCTTGACCATTCTTCAATATCACAAAATAAGATGGGTTTACTTAGTCCTGCATCCATAAAGCCTTTAGCAAACCCACCTAAACCACTACAAAGATCAATATGATTCATCATTTTATTTACAATAGTTATTTATCATCTCTTGAGTATCTTTATGTGCTTTTTTAAGAAATTTAATTCTATCTTCATACATATGAATAATATCAAAAAAAGACTCAAACTCTTTGCCATATTTTTCGATAAAATCCTTTTTTTCATATTTTATTGCGTCTTGTTGCATAATAAAATTAACTTTCATTCTCATCCTCCTTATCAGATGTTTCATGTGAAACATCACAGCATCCATCATAGTAATCTGCAAAATCACTGCCATAAAGGGCGATAAACTCATCTCTGTCCATCGTAGAGGCATCTTTTTTCATATCCATTTATTTCTCCTTAAAATTTTTTATGCAACACTTACATTTTTATGTGGTAAGTCTTACAATTTATAAATTACCATATTTTACCAATACGTCAACCTTTTATTTTGATGTTAAATTATCTGGTCTTTTCAAAGGCTTATAAAAATTTTCAAAAATATCTGGTCGAGGCAATGCTTTTATATTCGCATAAAAAATATGATTACCTATCCTGTCAACCTCTTGAAAATGTTCTGACCAATAAGGCTGAACTTGTTCTGTATGATAATGAGTAACAGTATTACCTACGACACTAATATACTCACCTTCTTCAATCATTAATTTTGCTAAAGCTTTTGATCGTTGAAAAGAAAAAGCATCTGTAGGTTGGTCACTTAATCCATCACACCAAAAGCTAAATTGACAACCCACATCATTTTCTTGGGTGACAACCTCACAAACTGTATTTGGATATTTAGAACTTTCTTTTCTATTAAGCACAACTTCTGCAACTGCTAGTTGTCCTTGAATAGGTTCACCTCTGGCTTCAAAAAATATTGTTAAAGCTAAACACATTAAAGCATTATCAAACATCTACTATCTCCTGTGGATTAATTCTACGTCTTTGTATTGGACCATTTTCAACACCTAACCAATTTTGACCTCCAATACTTGTTGATACAATTTTTTCTCCATACAATCTTTCATTTTTTTTCATTACATCAATCATACTATCGACAGCATCAAACTTGTACCCATCACCATCTCTTAAACTCCAAAAGTCTTTTGGAACATGAACTGATCTCTTTTCAATCATATCTTTAATACTATTTTTACCACGCATTGTAAGTGGATAACCTTTTTGCTCTTGGTATTTAATCCAATCACCAATAACTTGATATTTTTTTAATTCATTATTTTTTCGTAAAGATTGAATTGTTTTTGTGTGATCGACCAATAAACCAGTATCTAAATCTCTAACAAAATGTTTTATTTCACGATTTGCAGGACCATTTGATTTAACAACTGCACCATCAAAAAATCCATTCCTTGTGTACTTAATGTTTAAACTAGATGCTCTGTTTTCACCAGTTGTTGTATTTACATTCCAAACAGCATATGCGAACCTTACTCCATCAACGAGTGCAGATGTACCTCTAATGAGATTTCGAGCTTCCTCTGGTGTTTGTGGTGGCTCTGTATCTCTTACTTTAGCCATGTGGTGACAAAGTAATACAGTTGCACCAGTTTCAGTAGATATTTTAGCCATTAGACCCATTAATGCTGCTCCAGCAGCTGGATCTGCATTTACATCTGCATGAACAAAACTAGCTAATGGGTCAAATACAATTAGTTTTAAATCATCAATTTGTAGCATTTGCTGGTAGTATTTATCAAACTGTTCTCCAGTGTGATAAGATTTATCTTTACTTTGTTGCATTATTGGAAACACACCACCAAAGTTTGGAAGAGGAATAATCCTCATTTTATGTGGGTAATCTAATCTTTTGTTTTCTGGATCTAACCTAGATATTCTTCTATGAACTTCATCTTCATCGTCTTCAGCAGTAAAGATTATTGTATTTCCAAATTCTGATATTGTTCCCCCAAAAGACTCTTGAAAGGGAAGACCAGAAGATATTTTCATAGCTAAATCCATAGTCATCATACCTTTACCAGAATCACCAGAGGCAGCAAATATTGCTGGAACGCCAAGAGGCATAATTTCATTAACTAAAAACTTTTGTACTGGTGGATTATCATCAAATCGTGATACTAATAAACTATCGTCTAAAAGATTTATAGATCTTTGAAAATTTGTATTAATATCATTAAGAAAATCTTCTACATTAAAATCTTCCTCATTAATCGCATCAGCAGCATCCCATTTTTCTGGTTTGTCAGGTGGTGGATTTAAAACAGCTACAGACTTAGCACCATTTTTTAGAGCTAACTCCTTAACAAAATCAGCAAGTTTTTTACCAGATGTATCATTATCTCCCCAAACCAAAACTTCTTTATGTTTTAACGGAGAAAAATCATATTTATCTTCAGAATTTTTTGTTAGCATCCCAGCACCACCAATGTGACAAGTTGCTGTATATCCAATACTGTTTAAAGCATCAGCACATTTTTCGCCTTCAACCCAAATAACTCTCTCTGCTTTTAATACATTTGGCAAATTATAAAGTGGTCTAATATTTGGCATTTTTGGGTAAGAACTGCTAGGAACAAACTGTCTAAATTCTTTTTTTGCTTTTCCATCATTACCATAAACAATATTATTATTTTTATCTTTGATGTTATATCTTCTAACTATTGCTAAAATATTATTGTCTTTGCATAAGTATTTATGCTCACCATCATGTGGGGTGTTGATGTTATATTGAGGTTTAACATCTATGACATCATTAATTAATTTTATAGGTGACTCATTATTTTCTTTTTTTGGTAAGTTCAAGTATTCAGAAAAATAATCTTTTATTTCTGGCAGTGTCATGTTACGACCCTCCATCAATATTTTTACAATCCCTCCTACTCCTTGATCTCCATTAAATTCATTTCCTTTCATAAAATTTTTACCAGGTCTTATATCTATCTTAAGTGAGTATCCTTCTTCCCCTTTAAATGAACCTATAACAAAAAAATTACCAATCATCCTCCCATTTGGGTAGGTATCTTTTAACTCCTTAAGTTGAACATTATCTGGAACACATTCACTTATTTGTTCAACAAGGTCTTTAGCAGATTGTTCATTAACATAAGAAGTTACACGCATTAGGAAACCTCCCAACACGTTTTGGTAAAGTCACAATACTTACAGGCAAAGTAATCTCTGTTACCAGCTATTTTCGGCAACATTTCAGATGCCTCTGTTGCTGTAATTATAGCAACGGCTTTATCACTTGTTTGTTGTGCTAATGATTTATTAAACGGAACAAACTCATAATATATTTCACAAGTATTTTTATTTATTACTGTAAACAATGCAGGATTATCGTGCAGTTCCATGTATGCTTGATATAAAGATATTTGAGCTGCATAAATTGGATTAGTTCTTTTTAAACCATTACGAACAAATTCTTTAAATTTTCTATCGTTTGCAGACTTACATTCCCACAACATAGGATATTGAACGTCTAAAGGTCCACCATAGATAATACCATCAACGTGACCTTTTATTTTACCACCTAAAACAGAAAAACCAAATTGCTCACCTTTTTTATTTTCTGTTTGTAAATCAAAACCAGCATCAATAATCCATTTAGATTTCATGCTTTCTAATACATGACCTAATTCAAATATTCTGATTGTCTTAGCATTGAAAGATTTATCGTCGTCTGGCTCTTGACCCATAAACCGATATTGTATTTTACGGCTACATTCATCTCCTAAACTAGAAGCACCGATATATTTCCTCTGTTCTTTAGTATAATAGTTTTTAACAATACTTTTATTTATTACTTCAGATATTTCATCAACTTCATTAGAAAGGTATCTCTGTTGATCTGGGGATTTTTCTCCCACAGAGTTTAAAATAGGATTGTTCCAATCTATTAATTTCTTCGTTGTCTTTTCCATTTATTATGTTCTCACAGTCTTGTGCTATGTAAATTAATCCTTCGACTTCATCTTTAGTCATTTCAAATAATTTTTTTTCTAAACCAATAACTTTTAATGCTTTAACAAAATCGTTAAAAGCTTCATCATTTTTCATGTTTTTCACCTCCTAAACTTGAGTACCCACAAATATCTACCCAACTATCTGTATGATCTGGGGTTTCTATCAATCGACTTAACTTAACACCAATCATACATTGATAAACTTGACTAACAGTTATTTGTTTACCTAAAATTACAGACCAAATTTCTGCTATGCGTTTATGGTTTTCATAAGCAGAACCATACTCTTTTGCTCGATCTCCATTTACTAATTCTTTTGCTTTTTTAAAAATATTATCACGTTTCACAACTTAACCTTTCAATCATAATTTTATCTATTTCTTTTTTATTAAATAAATAATTTAACCAACACGCACCTCGATATTTATTCCAGTTCATATCAAGAACATTTATTTTAAAACCATGTCTTAATAAATGAAACTTTTGTTTTTCTGTTAGAGGATCATTTAACCACTCTTTACTTTTTTTTGCACTAGAATTTGTTTCGACTTGTCGTAAAAAATCATCAGCACAAGCTATTGCTTGTTTTTTTGTTCCAACCGAAACAATTATTGGCTTTGAATCTTTCTTTTTAACAATAGCAAACGATAAATTTTTAACTGTAGTAACTAAACTAAAACCTTTAAATCCAGAAGCAGATAACAAAGAATTAGTTCCGCTTAGATCAATCCATCGAAACGGAGATCTGTCCATTAAAGTTACTTCTGTCATTTCAAAATCGGATATGTCTGCGTTTCTCTCAGAGATAAAAACATAACCACAAACTGGACACTCTCTTACATTGATTGGGAGAAGTGAGCCACACTCAGGACAATTTTTCTCTGGTGCAACACCATTTGCTAAGACCTCTTGACCCTCTAAATCTATTGTTTCGTCAATCGAGCCATGATTTAAAATGCTACATCCAAAGTCTAAAACAATACAATCTTTTTTAATAATTTTTGGATGTACTTGATTATCAACTAAACGTAAACCTCGGCCAATCATTTGAGTCATTGTGCTTTTAAAAGAACAAGGTCTAGTTAACACGACACAACTTACTGGTGGAGCATCAAACCCCTCTGTTAAAACAGCTACATTCACAACAACTTGCAACTCACCATATTCCAAATGATATAAAATTTTTTTTCTCATATCACTTTGAGTATCGCCAGTAACTATAGCACAACCAATTCCATTTTTTTTAAATTCTTCTAACAAATCCATAGCGTGTGAAATTGTTGAACAAAACACTATCGTTTTTCTATCTGAAGCTTTATCAATCCATTCTTCAACAACACGTTCATTAATAACTTTTTTGTTCATTATTTTTTCAACATCACCCATGTCATAATCGTTAATTGTTTTTTTTACGTTAGATATTTGATCTTTAACACCAACATCAATTACAAAACATTTAGGCTCAACTAAATAACCTTCTCGTATGAGAGATGAAACTTCGATCTGATAACAACAATTATTGAATATTTTTTTTAATCCTTTACCATCACCTCGATTAGGTGTAGCTGTAAATCCAATTACCTTACACTCTGGATTATTTAATAAAATTGTATCTATTATTTTTTGATATGATGGTGCTGCTGAGTGATGACTCTCATCAATTACCAACAAATCAATAAAACCAACATTATCTAAATTATTTTGTCGTGATAATGTTTGCACCATTGCAAAAACAACTTCTTTTGAAAAATCTTTTTGCGATCCATCAACAATAGAAGTTTGTAAGTTAGGATTTACTTTAGAAAATTTATCTTGGTTTTGTTGTGTAAGTTCATCTCTGTGTTGTAGCACTAAAACTTTTTTTTCTTTTTTTATTCTTTCACCAATTAAAGCAGACAACATGATTGTTTTTCCTGCACCAGTGGGTGCAACACAAATAGTATTGTTAAACTTATCAAGTGCTTGGTTTGCAGATTTTATAGCGTTATGTTGATATTTGCGTAAAATCATTTTGAATCCTTTTTTGTGGTGAGGGTTTTATGCCACAAGTACCCTCGGACTTGTTTCAACGGACAGAAAAGGTCAAATGTCCTGGCATTTTATTTCATAAAAGCTGGTGTAGCTGCTGATGGAATAGTTGATTGTTGATTTTGTTGACTCTGTGGTGGCTTTTCATAATCAGAATAACTTGAACCCACATAATCTTTATCATCTGGTGTTAAAATCCATTTTATGTTATTTTTTGGATTGTAACCAGTGCTTTCCTTAACACCAACTTTAAAACAAATCTCTTTTGATATTAAATCACCAACACCAGAAATTTGTCTTTTTGATATTGCTACATCAGAATTATCACCTGATTTTAAATTTAAAGAACTGTCTAATATTCTCCTTAGTGTTCTTAATCCAATCTCTTTTGCTTGTGGCATACCAGACTTACCAATTTTATCGCCATCAACAAAAATTTTATCCCAAATTTTTCTCCCATAAAAATTTTCAGAAATTATTGTTAGTTCTAAATCTAACCATTTCGCAGAGGATGTTTGTGACTTTTTAAAAAAAACACCTTGTCCAAATTCTGTAATTTCTATATCACCTGGTTGAATATTTACAGATGCTCTTACAACTGTATCTTTTGGTATAATTTGAAAATCGTTTTTTTGATTTCCATCCTCTGGTATGTTATTTAAATCTATCATACTACTACTCCTTTTGTGGTTTGTTGTGGTTTTTGATTTACAAGATTACCATTTATTTTTGAGATGATGTTTCCTAAATGTGGTTCTTCAATTACAGACAGTTTACCAGATCTATCTTTCGCAGGGAATCCATCTTTATTTAATGGACTACAAACAAAATATCTTTTAAGTTCTACATCATCTTGAAGTTTTAAACTAGCCATCGTTATTACTTGATCGACAATACCTGGCAGCTCACGACTTGTTTTACCACCTTCAATCTGTAATTCATAAATTGGTCTTTCAGCAGCATCTAATTTTCGATCTAAAATACCAACAAATATAACATTCTTTTGACGCATATGTTGTAAATGAATTAACCAAGTCATCATTTCTCTAGCGTGTTGACCATAAACTTGACGTAATTCTAATGCACCACTTTTTGTATAATTTATTTCTTGGTTTGAACACCACTTAAAACATAATCGTGCTGCAACAGTAATGCTATCTATGAAATAGGTTTGAAACTTTTGCATTTCTTCAGCCATAGATCCATAACTTGCCATTAGAGTATCGTAATGTTGTTGAGAATAATGTTCATTGTCTTTAACAGATGGATTAGGACCACCTATAATTACAGCTAAATCTCTACAATCTTGCCAAGTCGTTGGTCTTGATCCTTTAAGATTTTTTAAATCTTTTACAGATTGATCTCCAGCTTCTAAATCAATAAAGAAAGTTGTTTTTTCGTCTAATGTTTTAAGTAATGAAGTTTTTCCAACACCACTCTCTCCACATATTACTATTTTACAACCATTTTTTTCTTTTAGTCTTTCTTCAGCACCTATAATTGCTAAACCCATTTTTATCTCCTTAATCAATAATTTCAATCGACACTGTTCCATCCTCAACAGTTCGTGCCTCACAAAGTAAATTTTTTATTTCGTCAGATGCACTTTTATATTTATTTTCTAAAACGGAACATTTTAAATTAATGTATTCATTTGGATTATCTAATTTTTTAGATAATTCTAATAATTTTGGTGTATCCCAAGTAACTTTTTTACGAATACTAACTGAAACTTTTTTATCATTATCTTGTATTATAGTTGTTCCAAAACCTTGTTTATCACAATTTTGTAATAATTGATCTTTTGCTTTTGATAAATATCTATCTTCTAAATCTGAATTAATTTCATCTAATTCAGTTTTTAGTTGCTTAATTTCAACTTGTATTATTTTTTTTCTAGATAGTAATTCGTTAGTTGTCATTTGACCTCCATTTTTTTTCTTCCGTTGATATGGACAAAAATGGATTAAATTAAACTATTTGTCAAACTTTTTTTTTCGACATGAAAATATCAATGTTGTGAATAGCCTTCATTAATTTTTTTTTTAGTTTAAATTCAGGGGTTTCTATACCTTTTGCATCTTCCACAATTTCTTCAGAAGTATTATCTATATTTCTAATTGTATATGTAAAATCTGCTATGTATTTACAAATTTTTTGTCCATTTACGTTTAAATCGAAAGGAACTTGTAGCTTAAGGTTAGTAACGATTCGTGCTCTCTCCATTGATTTTAGCTGACCATAACGCTCTGCTTCCCACTTGGAATCAAACGTAATGTCGTCAACAATAGTTTTTTTTGCATTAAACTTGTTTGACTTTTTATACTTGGTATAATATGTTTGTTTTATAACCATAATTGGGAGTATATCAAATTGCCTGATACAAGTAAATTTAAAAGTGTTGGAATAAATTTAGACAGTTACAAAAAATTATTAAAAATAGCAAAAGAGGAAAGACGTTCTATCGGTCAACAAGTTTCAAAACTTGTCGATCAGGAATATAAAAATAGATACAAAGATGAAAACGTAGTGATTTCTCAAGGTGTAGGATCAATAGCGAGTTAAGCTAATCCTGCACTACCTAACCCACCTAATAACACATTTGCAGCAGCTGGGTCATCTTTTATTCTTTGACGTAAATTACTTTGTGGCCCTACTGTTGGTGTAGGAGTAGTTGGTGTAGTAATGTTAGGTGCTGTAATATTTAAACCACCTAAATCAGAACTTGGTGTGGGAAAATTAATTTCACTTTTTATTTTATCTAATTGATCTCCCAATAAAGACTCTGTTTGTCTAATACCTTCTGAAACATTTTCTTCTGTAAGTTGTGTAATAAATTGGGTTAAAGCTAAAGCTAAAGCATTAGGACTAGGTTCGCCTTTTTTTAAAGCTTTATCAAAATTTTTATAAAATAAATCAGATGATAAGGCACGACCAATTATGGAAAATCTTATTAATTTACCAAGATTTTGTAACGGACTAGCAGCAATATTAGCAGCAACAAGTGAACCAGCTTCTGCTGTTTTAGAATTTAATTCTAAAACTCTACCAAATTTTTTAATTTTTTCTGCTAAATCTTTATCAAAAATTATATCTAATTTATTATCTGACTCTTTTATTCTCTTTGCAAAAAGACCAAAAGATTTAGGGTCTTGTAAAAAATTATCACCAAAATCTTGAATTAAATTTTCCATGTAACTAGCTCTAATATTATTGACTAGTTCGTCAGAATTAACTTGATTCTTTAACAAGTTCATAACTTGTTTCGTGTCATTTTCACTCAAAGTTTTTTGAGTTATTAATTTTACTGCATCTGACTCAGTAATTTTTTTATCAGCTAATTTTTTAAGTAAAACATTATTTTGAAAATCAAAAATTTCTTGTTGTTGGTTTTTTAAATCTTCTAATGCGTTAATTGTTGTTTGAACATTAGGATCATCTATATTTACTTTGCTTTTAAAATCTTCAACTATGTCAATATTTGATCCACCTTTTATATTTAAATTTTCTAATTGATTTGCTAAATTTTTTACTTCATTTGCATTATCTGGAAATAAAGCATCAAAAGTTTTTCCTAATTTATCAATTTCGGTTTTTAAATATGAACCACTAAATGAATTAGGTTTTGTTGGGTCAAAAGATTTTGTTAATGTATCAGTTAGCCACCTATTTTGTAGTTGTCTGAAAAAAGTATCATAAAGTTGCGTATCAACTTTACCAGTTTCATCTAATAAAGCATTTTTCAATTCTTCTTTAATAAGAGTTGGTTTATCTCTTTGTAATAAAACACCATAATTAAAATTTTCTGGTATATTACCTTTATTTAATTTTATACTTTTGAAAACATTATTTTTTTCAAGAGCCTCAAATGCGTCCATACCTTCTTTGTAAAATTGTCTTGCAGTGGCAGCTGTTTTAGCAGCTTGTCTAAACTTTGCCAAATCTTCTGCAGATGGTTGATAATCAATATTTAATTTTGGTAATTTTTCATCGGTTAAACCAACTCTTACTTTTGATTTAATTTTATCTATGCTTGTAATATCAGTTATATTATCTATTTCATTAATTAATCTAGTAAGAGCTTCTTCACTATCTTTTTTAATAAAATTTATTCTATTTTTTACAAGATCTTTTCTTAAATTATATAAATTTACATAATTAGAATTTGTATCTAATCTTTTAATAGCGTCTAAAACAGAAACTACTTTACCAGCTTCGTTTAACGCAGAAACACCTTGTAATTTTTCAGCATCTGTAACAGCTATTCTTTTTAATCCATTAGTATTAAATAACTTAAAATTAGCTAACTTTGGATCATTTAAAATTACATCAACGTCTGTAAAAAGTCGTGTTGCTTCATTTTCAAAATTTTCATATGACTTTGAAAAAGCATTTGCTAAATCATCACTTAAATTTACGTTATATTTTACACTTTCTGTAATGTTGTCACCAACATCATTTAATTGATTTAAAATTTTAGTTTGAATTTCTTTTTCTTTTTTAAACAAATCTTTTTTTGTTTTTTTAGCTGAACC